AGCTGGCCATCGACCTGCCGAAGTTTCTGAACGCCTCGAGCAAGGAGAAGGCGAACATCTTGCTGCGCATTATCGGCGTTGGTGATCAACTCTTTGAGCTCGAGCGGAAAGAGCAAGAGCTCTACAATCGCCGGCACGCGATCGGCCAGATCGCCGACCAAAAGGCCAAATTCGCAAAGGAGCAGCCGTACTATCCGGATGCGCCAAAGGAGCCAGTGTCGGCTGCGGATCTCATCAAGAAGCAGCAGGATATCCTCGCCAAAAACGGCGAGAACCAACGGAAACGGATGCGTGTGCAGCAGATCCAGGCGGAATTTGAACAGCAAAGCAAGGAAGTGGCGCGGCTCATGGCCATGCTAAATGCCGCTCAGGAGAAGTACAACCAGCTGCAGCAAGATTTGGCCATCGCGCAGAAGGATGCGCAGGATCTCGTCGACGAGTCGACGGCGGAGCTGGAGGCCAGCATCGCGCAAATCGACGAGATCAACCGGAAAGTCCGCGCCAATCTCGACAAGGAGAAAGCCGAAGAGGACGCGCGGGACTACGCTCGGCAATACGATGAGCTGACCAAACAGATCGAATCCGTTCGCAAGGCAAAGATCGACCTGCTGGCGAACGCAAATCTACCGCTCCCGGGCTTGTCGGTGCAGGATGGCGAGCTGATATACAACGGCCAGAAGTGGGACAACATGAGCGGCTCAGAGCAGCTCAAGGTGGCCACGGCGATTGTGCGCCAACTCAAGCCGCAATGCGGGTTCGTGCTCATCGACAAGCTGGAGCAAATGGATCTGGACACGCTTCGCGAGTTCGGCCAGTGGCTTGAGCAGGAAGGACTGCAGGCGATCGCGACGCGCGTGAGCACCGGCGATGAGTGCAGCATCATCATCGAAGACGGTTATGTCGCCGGCCAGGAAGGAATCACACTCCAGCAACCAAAGCCGGAAGGAGAAATCAATCCTGGTCCAACTTGGAAAGTAGGTGAGTTTTAATCATGTTTGAAGTCATCAGCGGCAAGATCCAGAAGGCGAAAAAGGTTGTGCTGTACGGTCCGGAGGGGATTGGTAAATCCTCTCTGGCCGCCAGATTCCCGAATCCGATATTCATCGACACCGAAGGTTCGACGACCGAAATGGATGTCCGACGGCTGAAGAAACCGACCAGCTGGGAAATGCTCAAGCAGCAGGTTCAATGGGTCAAGCAGCAGGGTCCGGCGCAGATCGGGACGCTCGTGATCGACACAATCGACTGGGCGGAAATGCTGTGCAACGAAGCGGTTTGCGCCCAGCACAACAAAAAAGGCATCGAGGATTTCGGCTACGGCAAAGGCTACATCTACGCTGCGGAGGAGTTCGGACGGTTCCTGAATCTTCTGAGCGATGTTGTTGAAGCTGGCATTCATGTCGTACTGACAGCACATAGCCAAATCGTGAAATTTGAGCAGCCGGACGAGATGGGCGCCTATGACCGGTATCAGCTGAAACTTGGGGCGAAAACTGGCAGCCGGACCGCAGCGTTGGTCAAAGAATGGGCGGACATGGTGCTGTTCCTCAACTATAAGACGTTCTCGGTTGCCGCGGACGACAGCGGCCGCAAACACAAGGCGCAGGGCGGCGCGCGCGTCATGTACACGACGCATCATCCCGCCTGGGACGCGAAGAACCGCCACGGTTTACCGGATGAGCTTCCGCTCGACTATTCTCATATCGCGCATATCTTCTCTGGCCCGACGGTGATATCGACGCCTCCGCAACCGACACCGGAAACGGCTGTCCAGGCGGAGACGCTGGCACCGGCACAGACCGCTGCTGAGGCCGTACCCGTACCGACTGAGACCGCAGGCGAACCGTCATCCGCGCCGGAGGCAGCAGCCGCCGAGCAGGCGTCGGCAGCGTCCAGTGGTGTCGACATCAACCCGAACATCCCGGCGTCGTTGCGCGATCTCATGATCCAGCACCGGGTTGCGGAATGGGAGATCCAGCAGGTCGTTGCAAAACGCGGTTACTATCCGGCCGACACGCCGATTACCAACTACGATCCTGGGTTCATTGATGGCGTTCTTGTCGCGGCATGGCCCAAAGTGTTCGCGATGATCGAAGAAAGCCGCAAAGATGTACCTTTCAATTAATCCATACAGGAGTGATGATACATGACACAAATGGAACGCGAACTGAACTGGGACGACACGATTGAGCGAGACGGCGGTGGGGAGTTTGTACTCCTCACCCCTGGTGATTACAACTTCACGGTGACGAAGTTCGAACGCGCAAGGTTCAACGGCAGCGCAAATCTGCCGCCTTGTAACCAGGCAAAATTGGAAATTACGATACACTCGCCAGAACACGGTGACGTAATCGTATTTCACAATTTGTTCCTGCACACGAAAACGGAAGGGCTGTTGTCAGCATTCTTCACAGCGATTGGCCAAAAGAAAAAGGGTGAACCGCTGCGCATGAACTGGAATGCCGTTGTCGGTGCAAAGGGACGCTGCCAGATCGAACATTACAAGTACACGAAGGACGGCCGTGAACTCGTGAACAACCAGATCAAGCGGTTCTATCCGTACGACGAATACCTGAAGCATATCGGGCAGCAAAATCCGCAGCATCAGCCGCCGTTCCCGGTCCAGACCGGAGGCTTCACGCCGGGCCAGTTCTAAGGTGATGGCCATGGAGCTCAGACCATATCAACAAGAAGCGAGGAAAGCCATCCAGCGCGAATGGTCGAATGGCGTGAAGAAGACGTTGCTGGTACTGCCGACCGGTTGCGGTAAAACGATCGTGTTTTCGAAAGTCATCGAAGATCGCGTGCGGCTGGGCGAGCGCGGGCTCGTCCTCGCCCACCGCGGCGAGCTGCTCGACCAGGCGGCCGAAAAGTTGGAAAAGGCCACGGGGCTGAAATGTGCGGTTGAGAAGGCCGAACAGTCTGCGCTCGGCAGCTGGTACCGCGTCGTTGTCGGCAGCGTCCAGACGATGATGCGCGCGAAACGGCTCGAGCAATTTTCCCCTGACTATTTCAACTTCATCATCGTCGACGAGGCGCATCATTGTCTCGCAGACAGCTACCAGCGCATCTTGCAGTATTTTGAATCTGCCAACGTGCTCGGCGTGACGGCGACACCGGACCGCGGCGACATGCGCAATCTCGGCGCCTATTTTGAATCCCTTGCCTACGAATATACACTGCCGCGGGCGATCAAAGAGGGATACCTCAGCCCAATCAAGGCGCTGACCATCCCACTGAAACTCGACTTGTCCGCAGTTCGGCAGCAGTCAGGCGACTTTGCTGCTGGCGATCTCGGGACAGCATTGGATCCGTATCTTGAGCAGATCGCCGCGGAAATGTGGAACGTGGCCAGGGACCGAAAGATTGTCGTATTTCTGCCGCTGGTCAAGACAAGCCAGAAGTTCACGCGGATCCTGAATCAAGTCGGGTTCCGGGCCGCAGAAGTCAACGGCGAATCCCAGGACCGGGCAGAAATCCTTGCCGACTTCGAGGCTGGCAAATACAACGTCCTCTGCAATTCGATGTTGCTGACGGAAGGTTGGGACTGCCCGAGCGTGGACTGCATCGTCGTGCTGCGGCCGACGAAGATCCGCAGCCTTTACAGCCAAATGGTTGGACGCGGCACCCGGCTTTATCCCGGGAAGACGGAGCTGCTTCTGCTCGATTTCTTGTGGCATACCGAACGGCATGAACTCTGCCACCCGGCACATTTGATTGCAGAGAACGAAGAAGTCGCCAAGGCCATGACCAAACGGATCGAAGAATCCGGTGCTCCGGTTGATTTGGAAGTGGTTGAAAAGCAAGCGTCTGAAGATGTCATCGCCGCGCGCGAGGAAGCACTTGCGAAGAAACTCGAGGAAATGAAGCGTCGGAAACGCGCGCTTGTCGATCCGCTGCAGTTTGAAATGAGCATCCAGGCTGAAGATCTGGCCAACTATGTGCCGGCATTCGGTTGGGAAATGGCTCCGCCGAGCGAGAAACAACTCCGCACGCTGGAGAAACTCGGGATCTTCCCAGACGAGATCGACAACGCAGGCAAGGCGGCGAAGCTTCTGGAACGTCTGGAGAAACGCCGGATAGAGGGGCTGACCACTCCGAAGCAAATCCGCCTGCTCGAACGCTACGGATTTCAGCATGTGGGAATGTGGTCGTTTGAGTCGGCCAGGCGCCTGATCGATCGCATTGCGGCAAACGGCTGGCGGGTGCCGCACGAGATTGATCCGAAGTCGTACCGTCCTGAGGTGAATTATGGACAAGAAATTGGATTTGACAGCTTTATTGGCATACGTTGACCCGGCGCGGCTGACTTATCAGGAGTGGATTAATGTCGGTATGGCCCTCAAGCATGAGGGCTATACCGCAGCGGATTGGGACGCGTGGAGCCGGCGTGACCCGGCACGTTATCATCCCGGGGAGTGCTTCAAAAAGTGGGAGACGTTTGACGGAGCCATTAATCCGGTCACGGGCGCGACGATCACACAGATGGCTAAAGAAGGTGGATGGACGCCGCGGGGGTCCAGAGAAGATCGTGCGCTGGAATGGGACGATGAAATTTCAGGCGAGTACATTGTTGTCGACAGTAACTGGATAGAAGGCTGTGAGATACAGGAGCCGACCGATTGGAACCCGGTCCAGCAGCTGATCACGTATTTGAGCACGTTGTTCGAAGCGTCCGAGAACGTTGGGTATGTCACAGAGGCGTGGTGGAACGAAGATCAACAAAAATGGCTGCCGACAAAAGGCGCCTATGACAGGACGGCCGGAGAGCTGATTCAAGCGTTAAGTCAGTGTAATGGTGACATCGGGGCTGTCCTAGGCGATTACAACCCTGAGGTTGGTGCGTGGATCCGCTTTAACCCGCTGGATGGCAAGGGCGTCAAAAACGAGAATGTGACCGATTTCCGTTATGCCCTTGTAGAGTCCGACGATATGGACATCGAAAAGCAGCATGCCATCATGCGCGAGTTGGAACTGCCGATCGCGGTGCTTGTCTACAGCGGGGGCAAGAGTCTCCATGCCATCGTCCGGATCGAGGCGGCCAATTACGACGAGTACCGGAAGCGTGTCGACTATCTGTACAACGTATGCAAAAAGAACGGATTGACCATCGACAATCAGAACCGCAACCCGTCACGACTCTCCAGGATGCCTGGCGTTGTGCGAAAGGGAAAGAAGCAATTCATCGTCGACGTCAACATCGGCAAGGCGAGCTGGGCAGAATGGTACGAATGGATTGAAGGTGTAAACGATGACCTCCCGGACCCGGAGAGCCTGACGGATTTTTGGGACAACATGCCGGACTTGGCGCCGCCACTGATTGAGGGCGTACTCCGGCAGGGTCACAAGATGCTCATGGCTGGTCCATCTAAGGCCGGGAAGTCGTTTGCCCTTATCGAGCTCTCCATCGCGATCGCAGAGGGCTCCAAATGGTTCGGTTGGCAATGCGCGCAGGGGAAAGTGCTGTACGTCAACCTTGAGCTCGACCGAGCCAGCTGCTTGCATCGTTTTCGTGACGTGTATCAGGCGCTGGGGCTGCCGCCGCGGAACATCGACAAGATCGACATCTGGAACCTTCGCGGCAAATCCGTGCCAATGGATAAGCTCGCGCCGAAGTTGATCCGGCGCGCGGCCAAGAAGGGATATATCGCCGTCATCATCGACCCGATCTACAAGGTGCTCACCGGGGACGAGAACAGCGCGGACCAGATGGCGCATTTTACGAACCAATTTGACAAGATTGCCACGGAACTAGGCGCCAGCGTGATCTACTGTCACCATCACAGCAAGGGCGCCCAGGGCGGCAAGCGGTCGATGGACCGGGCCAGCGGCAGCGGCGTATTCGCCCGGGATCCGGACGCCCTGATCGACCTGGTCGAGCTCGAAATCACGGACGCGCTGCTCAAGCAAGAAGAAAACAAGGCGATCTGCAACGTCTACAAGGAATTGATCACCAAATATAATTGGTCCTATTTTGATGAGCACGTGTCCCAGGACGACGTATTGAGCTCCAGAGCCATGGAAGACCACGCCAGACGTGCGATACCCGACCGCATAGCCGAAGTGCAGGAAGCCGTCAGACAAGCCGTTCAGAGCGTTCGTAAACGTACGGCTTGGCGCGTAGAGGGGACGTTGCGCGAGTATGCGAAGTTCGACCCTCTGAACATCTGGTTTCAGTACCCGATTCACCGTGTCGACGATGTCGGCAGCCTGAAAGATTTGCACCCGCATGGAGAACAGGAGCCGTGGAAAAAGGCGGCCGGCAAGCGGAAGGAAGCGGCCGAGAAGGAGCGGCGATCCAAAGAGGCACAGTTCGAGGATGCGGTGGCCAACTGCAATTTCGGCGAGCCGCCAACCGTCAAGGACGTCGTGGAATGGTTCGCGAAGGCCGGGAAAGAGGTGTCCGAACGAACGGTACGGGATTGGATCAAGCGATATGGTTACACGCTCAAGGACGGTCTGATTGTCAAAGTCGACGATTAGGAGGTGTTTGACTTGCAAGGATTCAACCTCAAGCAGGTCTGCAAACAGATCAAGGCTGCAGGCAGAAACAACATTCTGTGGTGGCGTAACGACGGGCGATTTTACATCACAAATCGGCACTGGATCATTCGGTTGCCGGACGATAAGTTGCCGCGGGAGATCCTGATCCAGCTCTTTTCGATCTTTGCCGAGATTCCCGCAGACGGCCAGATCCTTTCTGCAGTTGTCAGGAACAAAGAAAACATTTCGATCCCGAAGGATTTGGACATTGTTTACGGCCACATGAAGAACATTAAGCCGGGAAAGATCACGCCGTTCATCAAGACATCAGAATCCAAGCACATTCCGAATCTGCGGGTGATTCAGTACAAGGATCAGATCCTTTATGTAAACGACGACTACATTCGAATGGTCGATATCGAGCGAGAGACGCCCTATTGCACGGGCAAGAATTCCCCGGTGTTCTTCCTGGACGGCACGTTCGCTGTTCTCCCGATGCGGCAAGACGACAGGTCGCGAAACGAGGAGACGGAATTCATCAACAGCAAATTGATTGCGGCGACCATGGTTGATGCCGCCGCCATCGACTGATTGATGGCGGAAACCATGATGATTTGCCGCCGCCGCCATGAAGAAAACGCGGCTGGAACCATGGTGTTCGCCGCCGCCGCCGAGCCGCAGGCGTGCCCTATATATTATATCGCGATATATCGCGCGCGCGATATAAGTACAGTAATGACAATAATCTAGGTATTTTAAGACTTTAGTCAGAGAGAAGGTTGCCGCCGTAAGGTAGGCGGCGGCAACCCCTTCTCTGACAGTCTGACTTTCCGCGCGAGAAAGGAGAATAGTCATGAGCAAGGGGAAACGAGCAAGCAAGAATTACTGGGAGAATGAGACGCCGGAAACCATCGAGTTCGGGAACTGTTTCATGCGTTGTTACGATAAGGCTGGCAAGTTGCAATTTGGGATCAAGTCCCGTGATCGGAATACGGGTGATGAGGTGTACCTCGTGAAGTTCGTTCTCGACCGCGAAGCATTCTTTTCCAGCGACGAGGCGCCGAGCTATCTCCGGCAGCTGATCACGGATTGGGAAGAAATGATCGAGGGGCGCGGCGATGACGACTGAATTCTTCGTGCCGATGCGGAAACCGCCGACCGTCACGCATCAGCAGAAACAGGTCACCATGAGGAACAGCAAGCCGGCATTCTACGAGCCGGAAGCTGTGAAAACAGCTCGATCAAAGCTGCTCGCATACCTCGGGAAGCACGCACCAGAGAAACCTTACACCGGACCGATCCGGCTCATCGTCAAGTGGTGTTACCCGATTGTGGGCAAGCATACGGACGGCGAATGGAAAACGACGAAGCCGGACGTGGACAACGCGCAGAAGCTGCTTCAGGACTGCATGACGGAATTGGGATTCTGGAAAGACGATGCTCAGATCGCCAGCCTGATTGCTGAGAAGTTCTGGGCGCGGATCCCAGGCATCTATATCCGGATCGAGGAGCTGTAAGGGATGGATTACCATGCGTTTTATAACGACGTTGTGGCCTGGATCGGACAGGCCAATCAAGTGGCCGCTCAATATGGCATGCACTCAGAATCGTTTTGGTCGTGGGTGGCCGATTCGTGCGGGACTATATGCCGTAAGTACCAGGATAACCGGCTTGTGATTAAGCAGATGATCATGCTGGTTGAATGGCTGGAAGAAGTCTTGGAAAGGAGCAAAGCATCATGAAACCCCACCGCCAAATACGCACCAGCCGCCGAGTCAGCAGCGAGACCGGCGTGGCGATCACGGCCGAGCCGCCGCGGCGGCGGGCGACGTACCAGGAGCGGATCGAGGCGATTCGGGAGATATTGCGGCAAGCTCCGCCGGTAGAGCGGCGGGCGCTGCTGGCAGAACTGGCGAGGGAGGAGATGGGAAGATGAAACAACTTTGCCCGAGTTGCGGGGACGAATTTGATGATGGCGGCTATGGCTTTGTGGAGTGTGAAGGCTGCCGCGAGGTTGATTTGCCTGACGAGTCCGAAGTCTACGGCAACGACTGTCCTACAGGGAAATGTGAGATGTGAAAGGAGCGAATCCAAGTGAGCAAATTTGATTTCCGTCCACTTTCGGAACAGGAAAAGAAAATGAACGATCCCGCAGTAAAACAAGCAATCCGAACGCTTAAAGTGAAAGGCATCACCATCAAACAAATCGAAGAAGCTTTCCGGTATTATGAGCGGTTGAAAAGGAGCGAACACAAATGAGTGAATACCTGAACAAGAAAGCGGTGTTGGAGTTTATCAAAGCAAGAAAAGCAAAATTCGCTGGAAGCTACAAGGATATTGAATATGGCGCGTACATGGAACTTGAAACAATAGATGCGTATATTGAATCCGGCGTATTCGACGTCACGCTAAAGGGAGTGGAAGAATACTACTCCCTGCAATATAAGCACGGGCAAGCACAACAGGAAATCCAGCGTCTGCGGGCGGCGTTGGAGATGGCAAAATCGGAATTGCGCTGGGGCGATCCCACAAACGCGATTGAACGCGTCGAGCGGATCATCGACGAAGCCCTCTCCACCACAACCGAACCGATCAATGCGGGGAAGGTGAAACGGATTGAATGCCCATGTTGCGGATGTGAGATCAGCATTAAACCTAAAACCGAACTGCTGAAAGGAGAGGAAACGGCGTGAAACAAGCCATGATTGACGCGCTTAATTCACTTGAGGTTATCGATTGGTCGAGCAGTTGTGGAGAATTGGAATATGTCGTTGCCGCGAACACCGAGGAAAACCGAAAGGTTCTGCTTGACGCCGGATTTACAGAAGAACAGATCAATGAAGCGACGGACGGCGGAGAAACCGACATCGATTTGACCATGCTTGCAATGTACTACGCAGATGCTGTTTGGTGGAGCCCGAAAGATGGATTCAGTCTTGAGAAAGGAGACGAGAACGCATGATACGGTTGACATCCTACCATAACGGTTCACCCATCTATGTTCCCGCCGATGTGGTGATTAAAGAAAACTACGAGTACGAATTTGGAATGAACCACGCCCTTCCAACGTCAAAATATAAGCCGCTTGGCGGTGCGATGGTTGTTTATGACGGAATAGAATATGCGGTGAAAGAATCCCCCGAAGAAGTCGCCTGCAAGGTGTTGGAGTGGCGGTTGGCGATGGAACGGTATCGAGCATCATGTATTGCAGCCGCAAGTGAGCCGGAAGTGGATACAAATTTAGCAATGGAGCTGAACGAAAAGGATTTGAAAGAATTGGCCGGACTGGAGGAACCGAACCATGACGCGGGATGAATTGTTGGAGCTGAAGCCGGGGCGGGAACTCGACGCCCTGGTTGCGGAAAAGGTGATGGGATGGAGTTGGGGAATAATCGGTGACTTAGGCGGACGCAGGGCGAGGACATTATTGGCAGAAATCGGGGTGACGGTGGAGTGAAAAAATACGATCGACCGAAAGGCCACCGTTACCGGCCTGTCGTGACGATTCTGAAAACGAAAAAAGAAGTGCCGACCATAATCCGCGTCTCCGGGCGTGAGTACATCTTGCGGGCTGAGGGGCAGTTTAACCAGCGGAAGAAGGGAGCGGTGAAATAATGGCTGAAACAACAACCACAATCAGAGTCGGAGGGGACGCGGTAACACGCCGTCAGACGCACAAAAACGGCTAAATCAGGCGTCGAATCTTTCGGGTAATGGTTTTATATGATTTGAAACTAGAACGCGTCAGAAGCGAAAATAGACGGCTTAAAATAGAATCAGGGGGTGGCTTTACTGGAATTCGTTAGACTGTATTACGATATCTGCAAAGAAATTGAGATCCTTGAGCTTCGCCTTGACGATCTGGAAGCAGAATTAAAAGCGGCCCGGAAGCTTTGCTTCTCGGGAACGCTACCGTCAGACACCATGTCGGTTCACGTCCCGTTAGACAAGGCGCTTGAGAAATACGATGCGGTAGTCGCCAAGATTCGAGAAACGTCTGACCAATTGACCCGCAAAAAATTAATCCAACAGAGGATTGAGTCAAGTATTCGGGACTTTCAAGGTATTGAATACCAGGTCGCTTACATGCGGGATATTGAGGGCAAGCCGCTTTACAAGATTGCGGACGAGCTAGGATACTCATACGATTGGATCAAAAAGATTAGCAGCAGGATTCGGAAAGTAAAAAATCGTAAGGCGAAAGAAGGCACTTTTTAGGCACTTTTTATTTGCGAAAAACTGATATACTGGAATCGTGAAAATGTGTCCATTGATTGGTCGCCGGTGGAGATTATATCGCACGAGTCGCTCTTCTGGGCGGCTTTTTCTTTATTTCGATCCGCCGCGTCGCAAGGTGTGAATCGACCTCCTCCTGCCGAGCCGGATAGGTGCGGCGCGGTGTCCGCGATCACACGGAGGTGTTTAGGGATGACAAGCAAACCTAGGCGCCCATGCGGGAAGATTGGTTGCCGGAACCTGACGACTGAGCGCTATTGTGAGGAGCATGCGTATTTGGCCGAGCAGCAGCGCAAGGAACGACACAGGCTGTACGACGAGCAGCATAGGGACAAGCGGACAGCGGCGTTTTATAAGTCAGTCGCATGGGAGCGAGTGAGACAGCAGGCATTGATCAGGGATCATGGGTTATGCCAGGACTGCTTGCTTGAGCAACGGATCACGCCGGCGGATGTGGTGGACCATATCAAACCTCTGCGGCTATTCTGGCATTTACGGTTGACGCTGAGTAACCTGCGATCGCTATGCAATCGACATCATGCGATCAAGACGCAAGAAGATAAACGGAGATATGGAGGGAAGGAGAATGGCTAAGCTTCAGATCAAAGGGAAATCGTTGCTTCCAAGGGATTTGGAAATATTGATTGATGGCGTGAAGATCAAGCGTTTGAAAAGTCTTGATTTAACGATTGAATCGGGAGAAGCGAATGAATGCCGCATTTCGTTTTACGTGGACGATGTGGAAGTTGATACAGAAGTATTGGCCGAACTTGAAGCAAGAATGAAACGAAATAAACAGGCGGAAGCTCCTACGCCCGAAGAAATGCGAAAGATCGCGCGTGACGTTGCAAAAGGAGAATAACGCTTCACCGCGTTAAAGCGTGAAATGGAAATAGACGGGAGGGGGGAGGGTCAAAATTTTCGAGAGGGCTTCCGAAAGACCGCGCCCCCACCCACGCGCGAATTTTTTTCCCGAAATGAAAAGTTTTAAACTGGAGGATACGTAACTTGAGGAAGTTTTTAACAAGAATCATATGTGCCTTGGCCGGACATAAATGGGTTTTGATGTGGCCGGCTT